CCGTACCAGCCACGCCAGTCCGAAACACCAAAGCTGTAACGCTCCCGTGCCTTGAACCGGAGATTGCCGGTATCAAAGTCTGGCTCCATCTTAGTCTGAAGCGGCGAACGGACAAACATCTTGGTGCCGTTCGGTACATCAGTCTTGACAAACCACGCATCAGTATCGGTAAACCGACGATTGATGTGATAGCCATCAGGAACCATACCCATATGACGAGTAGCATTGATAGCATTCATATTCAGGCCAGAAGTATCGCCTGCTGCAGCACTAGATTGAGTATTACCGGGGCTGCTTAGAACACGATCAGCTACTGCCCAGTAGTCAACTGGGATATGCAGAGACACCGCACTCGCACCAATCAAAATACCACGATCATCTTTGGTCTTCTGAATAGCAGTAAGAGCTGTCTCCAGAGTTGATTCAGAGAGATCAGACGCAGCCAGAAGATTATCCTGATTGCCGTCTGCCACTGTTGGATGAGAATCCGAGAAGAAAGCTACACCATCACCAATAGTATCAGAGAAACCATTGTTGAAAATATTAGCAGCTTTTACCTGCTTGGTATTTGCCATCGCACGGGCCAAACCTTTGGCACGAAGCTTTGCAAACGTATCATACAGGTTATCTTCCATTGCTTCCTC